TAACAAGCTGAACGGAATCGCTTAGCGACACCCCCGTATCGCGAATCGCCTTAGCAAGTGCTGTAAGATCGGCTGCGCTCTCCTTTATCCCCCTGACGTTAGTGGCCAGTACCGCTTCGAACTCACGATTCAGAGCAAGATTACGCAGCCCGTTATGGACAACGCCAATCGCTACAGAAGCGGCGAGAGCCGCCGCCCCTACAGCGGGGAACCAACGTAGTGCGGCAGTACCAAATATCTGAAGGAACTGTGGACCTTGCTGCGCCAGGATTTGAAGTGTGTTCTGACCACTGGCAAGACCGGTGAACACATCGTTGACTTGGTAACCAAGGTTGGTCAGTTCGTAGGGACGCAATCCAAGGAACCCTACCGCCCCGGCAGCACCCCTCCCAGGTCGTCCCATCGCATCAGTACGCGGCCCCGCACCGGGTCGCGGCGTCGGTGCCGCACCGGAAAATGACGACGGCTGCGGCCCCCCACCGGGTTGCGGCTGCCCCCCGCGCATCCGTGCCTGCAATGCTCGGAAGTTGGCGAGCGCTTCACGCTCCCGCTGCGCTGCGATCTCCCTGGTTCGTTGCGCTACCCGCTGCTCCTCGGCGATCTGAGCATCTGCCGTTGCCCTGGCCGCCGCTACCTTCTCTGCCTGCTCCCTCCTGACAATGACCAGACCTTCGCGGACCTGGGCGACGAACCTAGCGTGCGCTTGTGCCCTAGCGGTTTCAGTCGCCCTGAATGCCTGAAACGCCTGTAGCTGCCCCTGCTCTTGTATCTTGACGGATTCGGCGTATTGCTCAGCCGCCTTGCGTTGCTCGGCTGCCTCTGCGGCTTGCGCCTCAGCGAGCTTCCTCGACTCCTCTCGCGCCTTCCTCGTGTTCTCGGCCAAATTAAGTTTGGCGTTACTCAACTTCGTAATAGCCGCGCCAGCCTGATCGGCCGCCGTCTTTAACCGGTTCTCTGCCTCAACGATGTTGTTGATATCGACGCCGGCCTTGGTGAGCGATTGGCCCATCTCGGCGAACGTCTGCGTGTTCGCACGCAGTTGGGTTTCTTGCTTCTCCAACCTTGTAGACAAGGTGCCCAGCATCTTCTCCGCTGCGGCACTGGTATCCTTGGTCTGTTCAACTTTTGCCCGGTACGCCTCAAGCTTCTCACGGGCTGTCGTTACCCGTTGCTCGCTTAACGCGATGACCCGCTCGAACGATTTGAACTGGTCGATCGCTGTCGCAAGCCCGGTAAAATTCCGGGTTGCCTGCTCCAATTTAGTCAGGGTGGCGGAAAGCTCTTTCTCGCTTATTTCCGCCTTGTTCGCCGCTGCAATCTGCTTATCGAGACTAGCCGTTAAGCTATCGACAGCCGCCTTAGCTTGATTGAACTCAGCCGTAGAAAGATTCTGCGCCCGGATGCGTAGCAGGATGTCCCGTGAGAGATCGCCCCGGTCGCTCACCGCAGTCCCTCTCTCACCGGAGTTCCTCTAAGCTATCGCGCAGATGGTTCCCTCCGGACAATACATCTACAATAGCCGCTCTGATAAGAACGGACTCGGTAGCGACACGATAATGGATACGTTCTCTGGCGATGTCGGCTTCGGTCCATAGCATCGCGAGCGGAAACGCCCACGCATCACTACGACCATACCCTTCACTTATGAGGAGTGCAGCGTCCTCCCGCAATCCTCGATACGTCTCGATCGCCCATGTCTCCCTTACTCGGCCGCTTGCGCCAACGTCACCGTCCCCGGTGGGAGAATCCCCTGGATCAGTCTCATCACGTCGGCGGCTAATTTTTTTATCGCAGCAGTATCCTTAAATGTCAGGTCGGCGATTGCCAGCAACGCTTCAGTTTGAACCGTAGCTGGCAACTGCATAGCAGCTTCCTGTTGATCCCGTTCATCGGAACACAGCGTGATGATATTCGCCACCAATACCGGCGATTCGCGAATCACCTCAATGATGGCTTCAGCAATAATATCATCATCAGGGAACGCCATCTGCCGCGACGTTCGAACCTGAGAGGCGATCTGGTCGATAGCGAATCGGTGGTTGTCGATCAGCATCGATATATCTAAGAGGTTCAGTGCGCGAACCTCGAACTCCCCGCCGGGAAACGCCACCGTGCGTCTCACCGGTACAAAATCGGCTAAAGGCATAGCTCGTCTCCGTAAAAAGCCCCCGGTTGCCGGTAGACAACCGGGGCAGGGGGAGGACTACTACGCCGCCGCTTTCGCCTCCCGAATGTAGACCATCTTCCGGCCGTCCTTCGGGATCAGGATTTCAAAGGAGAAATTCATCGTCTGCCACGTCTCGCCCTTCAGCGCGAATTCACCGCTTGGCGCTAGGCGAACATGCGGCCAGTAGTAATCGCGATTCGTCCCCTTCGGGTTATCCGCGATGAACCGTAGTGACCCCTCGACCTGGGTGTTGTCGTCAACAACAAGCACCCGGTCTTGCGCCGCCACATCGTAGGTTACGGTGATCACGTCCTCGTCTTCGATATCCGTTGCCGTATCCTCGATAAAGATGCGGCCCTTATCCAGATCAACTTGGTAATTGCCATCCATCGTAACCGGTGTCGAGGTAACAGTTACCGAAACATTTGATACGGTCCCAAGACCATCGGCATACAGTTCAGTTCCAAGCTGATACCACAACCCCTTTTTAACGGTGAAATCCTCGGTTTGTGCCGTCCCGACAACAGTCGTCTGGTCTACCGGGTCCGCGATGCCGAACATCATCGCGAGGTTTTCCATATTGATGTTGTCGCACTGGAACGTACCGGCGCGATCAACCTGTAGCTGCACCGAGTCGTCCCTGATACGGACACCCTCATCGGAGCTATAGTGGTCGAGATTCTGATACGCCGTCGTCATCGTGATAGCTGGGGTGTTTCCCAGATACCGCTCACCGGTAGCAATTTCGGTATTGATAGCCGCGAACTTGTCGAAATACAGCTTGCCGCGACCGAGTGTATAGTTCTTGAGTTCACCCTGCATCGGAACCTCCGTTACGGCAAGAACGGATCACTTACATCCGTCGCCAAACCTATACCAAGCGGAAGATAGAAGAAAGCCCTGCTAGATGCCTCTTGCCGGATAGCGACACTGACCACCCCAGGTCCGATTGCCATACCGGTGATACCTTTTTTCAATCCCAAGAAGTAGGCTTCAGGATACTTCGGGTAGCCCTGATCATTGGTCTTGATGCACTCAGCCAACCGCTTCTCGACCGAAGCCTTTAGCTGGTAAGCGTCATCTGTCGGGTGCTGCACGTCGTACAAGATCCAGCCCTGTACCAGCAACACCCAGGTTTCGTGCCTCTGGACGTTGTTTTCCTCCGTCGCCGCGACATTGATGTCTGCGGTCAGATGCTCCACGATCGACACCAAGGGTGAGGGGTCTGCATCGCCAAAGAGCAACCGCCCACGGAAAACACTTTGCGACAGGTCAAAGTCATACCCGTTCGCAGGGGTAACCCCCTGCAAATGCGCGGTCAGACGCTTCAGGATATCAAGCTGTCGGCTGTCTGCCATCATCGTTTCGGTTCGTTGTGATCCTCAACGGCGATCTCACGCTCTGCTCGCTCCCAGAACTCTTCGTCCCGCCCTTCGGGCTTACCCGCTTGCTCCCATAACTGTTTCGCCCGCGCCCGGATTCTCGTCTCACGCCGGGTCATATCGCCCCTCATCGTCAGTCCCTCATTCAGCCTGTTCGACCACCTTGACAGTAGCTGCCTCGCGTTGCCGGCTAAGCGCACTGCCAACTGCACGAACCTTGGCTTGTTCCTCATTATCGGCATTAACCACGATTTCCTCGTAGATAGCCGGCGCTTCGATAGTCACGGTGTAAATAGCCATCCTCTAGACCCTATTGCCACTCAGCCGCTGGATCTGCCGTAAAAACTCAGCTTGCAGGTACACCAGCAAATCCGGCGATATGTCTACCGCCACAGTGCGGAACACCTGATCGACACTCGGGCCGTACAGCAACGCGACACCAGCTAGAGGACCGGTGGTAATCAGCTTCGCCCCGACCGTATTCTCCATCGTCTCGCCAGGGCGTAACCGGATGCCCAAGCCCACGTTGCCTGACCGCAGATTGATCAGGAACGCCCGTTTGAGGGTCACTGGACGACCGGGCTGTACGGTAACCGTTACCCCCTGTGCAGCCCGTGAACGCCGTCTCCTGCCCCTCGCCCTGGCAGTGACAAAGCCAGCCCTGGCAGTCGAGAAGCGCGCTAGTGGGGTAGGGGTAAACGCGCCTACGATTCCCGCTTCCAGCCGGTCCCCGCTAGCCCGGTATTTCAGCCTGAAGCGCTTCTGTCCAACCCCATCCGATCCGTTTAAATAACCTGCGGGGAAAGCAACTTCGGACAGCATCGCTTCCCGTGCCAACGTTAGCCCTTGCCGCTCGGCAGTCTGATTGATCGCCAAGGCTGCGGCACGAGGCGCAATCTCAGGGTACATCTTCAGGTAGCGACTGTACTCACGCAGCCCAGTCGCATCGATAATCATGCTCATGGCCGGGTCACCGTCCAGATCATGATCACCGGACCATCGGTAGGCTCACGCACATCTAAGATGAACTGGTGTTCCGGGTAGTCATCGAAGACAACGACACCACCACGCTTGGGCGTAATCCCCATTCCGGCCAACTCGTCCAGATCGAATATCAGCCGATCGATGTTCTCCATCACCCTGGCGTAATCGCCACCGGGGATGTCACCAATGGCTGCCGTAAAACGCGAATGCCACCGGACATGAAGTCCGGTGGCGGTAGCAGAAGGTTCTATGTACGACGCGATCAACGCGAACGTGGAATGAACATCACGTCGCGCCTGCCGCCTAGCGGTAAACCAATCGGTCACAGATCAATGTTTTCAGTACGCCGCCGGCCGCGCGCTTCCGGCTCCGCCCTAGGGACGGTACGGTTCTCGGTAACTTCCTCACCGGGACCAGCGGTAGCCGGCGCACGTCCCGTATCGTCTAGTGGTGCCCGAATAACGCCACGAGCGTCCAGTTCCGCAATGTATTCCTCGCTCCATTTAAGCGTGTCGGTGTTGAAACGCTCGCCCGGTCCAAGGATTACACGCTCATTTCCCTCACCGTGTGTGATACTTCCCACCACGACCCGATCCGGCATACCACGTACCTCCTATTCGGTGAACAGCTTAAAACTGTTATTTGGATTCAGGGGCACAAACAGAGGTGCCGACTGAGACATGGTGTAAACAACTGACGGGTCTGCGTTCTTCCACATCTTCGGAAATATGGGCTGTTCGACACTGAAGTTCGCATCCGCGTCCATGATCGCGCCGAACATCGCAACCATATCCAATCCCGGCCCGACGCCCACCACCACATTCGGATCAAGGAACTGCCTTGTGGTCAGAGCACCATTAAACGAATCGACATCGGAGTACCAGTTGGAATACCGGTACAAGTCAAAACGCCCACCCGTGGTGATGATCGACCCCATTGACTGCGAGTTAGAGTTCGACACCAATGGTATCACCGGGAACTCACTGCTACCGACGCGGCGGGTGGCATCGAGCAAATCCAATACCTTCTGCGACTTGATGAAATTGCCCCAGGCTGTTGCGCCAAAAATGAACCGGGTAATCGGTGCATTGCCCAAGGTGAAACACAGATCGTTCAGCCGCGCGAGATCGGCCAATGGATCGGCCGTTGTGGTCTGACTCCAGCGAGCAGTCCCAGTAAGCTGCGAAGTCAACTGCGGATCGCGACCAAAACTGACGGTGACGGAAGGGTAATCATCACCCGCAACAGTCACCTGACCGTCTTGGATCGCCTTTGACGCCATCCAATCCCAACGACGTTCGATCGCTTCACGCTCAAGTCTCAGGTTATTCACCACTTGAGCATTGAACCGCGCTTCCATCGACATGCCGCCCAGAAACGGCTCACCCATCATGCGCGAGATCGCCT